TATAGAAAAATCAGAAAGAAAAAATTCTAAACCCATTTTTGATTTTAGATTGCGGGTGTCTGCGGGCCGAGCCGTCTCTAAGATCTATTCATCAGGTTCTAGGAAAATTTTGCATATACAAAAAAAGAAGGGTGTGCAAAAATTGCACACCCCTTATATATGAGATTACGCAACTACTGCCGCGTAACGCTTAGACATGAGCTTCTCAACCATCAGATCCCAGCCATCCTTACCGCTCAGGATGCAATCAATCATGGAAGGGGAGAACCCACTTACATAACTGAATCCGTCACCGATTGCAGGAATTCTGTTATTTCTGGCATTAAGATTCCAGAAGATTACCTGAGGCATCTGGTATCCATGACGTGCCCACTCCAGCTTAATGTTCTCAAGATCAGAGTTTACCTCATCAACAGAGTTGACGGTACGGCAATCATTCCATCTGCTCCAAGAGCTGCGAGAACGCTTAGAAGTACGATCAAAAGATACACACTCATCAAACTCCATATCGGAGAAGATGTAGATTCTGGTCGGCATATCTTCGGCCTTTACACCCTGCTTCATGGCGGTGCTCAGAAGCATATCAAATACCGCCTGTACATTGGTATTCATGCCCCAATCCGCCTGAACACAACGGTTGAGCTTATCGACAATATCGACTCCCTCAAATCTTACCAGCTCAGGATGAGCGGAAAAAGTGATGAAGTGATTTGCGAACGGGCCATGTGCCTTATCTGCGATGTAAGCGCCCATAGAAACCGCAGCTTCCATCGGGGTGCCGCTCATAGAACCAGACACATCAACAACCGCGATGCCATTCTCTTCTCTGCCATTATAGAAGTCCTTGAGATTATCCCAGTATTTCTGAAGCATAAGACGAGTAGGATCTTCAAGGCTAGTATTATAACGCATTGCAAAAGCTCTGTGAGCAACATCATGCGGATACAGTGCATCTGCATTTACCTTGGTATCCTTATTCTTGGCAAAGGCTTCATACTTCTTAGCAAGAATGTCACGTCTTGCAAAAGCATTACGATAGACAAGTCCTGCCTTAGAAGGGATCTTGTCGAACTCAATCTCATCCCAGCGGTTTGCGCTCATCAGACGCTCAAGAACGTTGATACGCTCACGCAGAGTAGAAAGAGTCTTACGATACTCGCGGCTGGTCATTCCCAGGAAGTTTGCCAGAACATGTCCCAGTCTCTTAGTGTCTGCATTAGATGCATTCTGAGAAGGCATCCACTTTGCAAGTAGAGACGGAGTCTTGCACTGAATATCAAGAGCAAGCTGATGCTTGATGATATTAAATGCGGCGGTCTGCACCTGAGTACCTTCAGCAACGTAGATCAGGTCATCCCAACGACCATACTCGCTGACATTGATAAGGTTCTTCTTTGCAACTTTAGGATACTTATTACAAAGCCAACGAAAAGCAATACGAAAGAAGCGTCTTTCTCCTTGACCTCCGCGAATGTCCCTCAAGTAAAACAGACACTTCATAGCCAGAAGACGATCTTCCTCAAATGCGTTCTTAAAAAGAAGGATAATATCCTCATCAGAACGGGTTCTGTATGCACCGCCGACCGCAAACATATCAAGAACCTTAGATTCGGTAGACTTGCGAGTTACGCCACCATTCTCAGTACGAGTGATATTGCTATCCTTGGTCATCTGATTAAGAAAAGTATTCATAGTATTTTTCTCCTTTTATCTCTTTCAAACTTTTGTTTGAGGTTATCTTTCATAACCTTGTATATATATTATATCAAAATTCTTATTTAAAATCAATAAAGAGTTGAGAGGGATTCGAACCCCCGATTTATTACAACTGGGTTGCAGCTAGCGCCCTTAAACCACTTGGGTATCAACTCATAAAAAGGACTGGATATTTTTTAAATATCCAGTCCAAAATCAAAAGAAAGGGAGTGAAGTATGTTTAACTTCTTAAACAGTTTGCTTTTAAATTTTGACTAGACACTATCTCTCTGTGAGGTATCCCCCACCTTCTTCTTTAATATTTATACGATTTACCTATAATACCCAATTTTGAGAAATAATTTGCTGCGTGTGTCTAAAAATAATTATATTAAGCGAATTTCCAAATATATCCAGCTGCAGTTTTTCGTTTATTATTACAAACAGAAGAAATATGACCACGCACTGTAGATGCTAAACAATTAACTTTTTTAGTTTCTACTAAAAATCTTGCAGCATCAGAAGCACTTTCAAAAGATTGTAAAAAATTTCCTTGTAAATCATACATATTTACAACTTTTTTAGTAGATTTATCAGAAGCCTTTCGTGCAGAAAGTATTTTAATATTATTGTTATATAATATTTTACTAACAGTATGCTCGTCAATTCCTAATTTATTAGCTGTTTGTCTTACGATTCCAATTTCTTTATATGTAGCAATAATTAAATCATAATCTAAATATCTTCGGCCGTCTCCACCTTTTGTAGCATTATAACCATTTTTAAAAGACCGAAATTGTTCAATCCAATAAATTTCACGTTCTTCTGGATTATTTGTTTCTTCAATTAATTCAATATGAAAATGTTCAATTCCATATTTTCTCATAGCTGCATATAAAGGACGTTTTTCATTTTGATTTTTAAAAGCATCTCGACAATGTTCCTTAAATCTTTTTTTAATAGAACATTCTGTTTTTCCAATATATATTTTATTATTTATATCATTCACAATTTTATAAATGTATGCCATATCTAAATGACTCCTTTTTAATATTTTAAAGTAAGAGATGTTGAACGAAAACTTTTCAAATAGGTTTGCCGTCCTTGTGCCATATTTGAAGGGGATCTCTTATACCCTGGATTATTTCGCTATACCTGCGGTCGAAGCCATCACCCGTACGACATCACGGGGAATGATTTTTCTCGTTCTGCGGAGAATCATATCAGGTAAACCGCTTCACCAAGTCAATCATGGAAAGGAGGGTTTTATGTAAGTTAAATCCAACCCACAAGACACTCATAACGTAAACGCAATATAAAAATTATAAAATTATTTTCATCAAAGAGTTTTGTTAAAGTAGTTTTGCTGCATGTGTCTTTTTTAACTTACATATATATTATATCAAAAAATTTTAAGAAAATCAACTTATAGCTACTTTCCGCGGCGTCTGGTAAATCTCGCATAAGACCCAGTATTCTGGCTTGGCGGCCAGCGAGAAACAATAGCCATGTGATTGCTTTTCCTCCCTGCCGTTAGGCTTTTGCTCACTATAGATTGATTTGGAAGCTTCCCATGTGTACTCCCAAGACGCCAATCTTGGGGGGTGGCGCCCCGAGAAGGACTCGAACCTTCAGTCGATAGATTAGAAATCTATTGCATTATCCATTATGCTATCGGGACCTGGCAGCCCAGGCTGGATTCGGACCAGCGCATACAGCAGTCAAAGTGCTGTGCCTTACCACTTGGCGACTGGGCTATAAAACAAGACGCTAACATTTTTCTATTGATCTACCAACTGATCTATCTTTCCAACTGGAAGGAGTGAGAATCGAACTCACGACACATAGCTTGACTATGAATTTGCTGCAAGCGTCTTTCTTTAACTTACATATATATTATAACAAAAATTTTAATAATTTTCAAAAAAGAGAATTAGGAGCCAACCATCTATTACATCACCCTACCAAACGCTATTCCGTGAATACCTAATTCTCACACCCAGGCGTTCTCTCAGTAGACCTTTGACAACTACTGAGCATTTCATTGTGATTTCTCTATCTGTTTCTAAAGAAATTTTCAGTGTTGCCAACCTACTTTTTGTCGATAGCTACTATATATCATTTCAAGTAACTCCTATTCTTATCGTTTCTGTGTCGAGGTCTGCAATGGGTTTACGTTTATTTAATCCTTTCCTATTTCGTTAATTTATGGAACCTATGTTTTACTCACAGGCTAAACGACAGGTTTTGAAATAAAGTGGAATATCTTGGAGTCGAATCAAATTCCCTGGATTTTCAGTCCAGTGCTGAATAACCGTACTAGCTCACATTCCCATGGTGCGCCAGGCGGGATTTGAACCCGCGACAGACGGATTAAAAGTCCGCTACTCTACCCCTGAGTTACTGGCGCATATCGTGGTACTGTTACCAGTGCCTTTTTGCAGAAACGGGTGTTCTATAATCTGCATTTGAAATAGTTATTCCTGTTTCTTTATTATATATTTCAAAATTATTACGAAAAATTGACCAAATTGTAACGTTTTTGTAACAAGTATCTGGTTTAAACCAGATACTTGTATGCAAATGCGGTATTTCCGTATATAGGTTTGGATTTCTCCAAAACAACCTCTGCGACTTCAAAACTATCCATAAACTGCTTTACTTCAGCTTTGTAAGCCTGCTGTTCTGCGGTATCATCATTCATATAATTCCAGTCATCATCCCAGACAATTTCTGTTTTTTCAGGCTCAAGATGATACCCCTTATCATCAACTACTACATCTCTGGTATAAAATCGAACATTTACTGCATCACAGTATTTCTTAAATTTATCTGGAATAGTGTTCTTTTCAAACTGACACCACTCATAATTATACCGATTATTGAACATATCAAGATCAAGCACATCTCTCGCATTAGCTACATAGCCATTTGTAAAAATGACTTTCATAGTCAAATTGAGATAATGCTCACGTTCAATATTAAGATCCATCATAGTTTCACTAAGATCATAGCCTTGATTTAACTCAAAAGCAACTGCCCGCAACACATCATATGTAAAAGCTGAAATTGCACTAAGTGCTACAACCTTATCTATATACTGTCTGGCATCTCCAACCAGATTATCTTCCATATATTCTCTTACTTCATCTCCTGTTGGAGTCCCCATAATGAAATGATAATGAAAACGTCCAGGCCTATTCAAAAGATAAGAATTAAGATCACGAGTCTCATTACAAGTTACAACATAAAGTTTCTTGCCATTATCAATGCCATCAAAAAGTGAAAGTAAATTTTCCTGTGGATTAAACCCATTATCTTTATCGGGTTTAAATGTTTTTTCAAATTCATCAAAAAGAACAATACATTCTTGTTCAATAGAAGAAATAAAATCCTCAACCCCTGGAACCGCACAATTTACAATAATTAGTGGCAGATTATTCTTTTTACCAGCTTCCGCCAGAAGTCGAGCAAACATTGATTTGCCCACACCCTTGGGACCAGATAAAATTACTCCCATATTTCTATCAAGATATTTAAAGGTATTCATAACCTTCTGCACTTTTCGAGCATATGGCCCATATACCTTTTCATCTACCGTAAGGTCATTATGGCTAATGAGATAGAACCCAGTCATCTTATTAAATTGCACTTTATAAGTATCGGCGGGCAAAACCTTATATGTTTTTACATCCTCGCCATATACCATGAACCGATCGCCAGCTCCGACTATATTCATATCGCATTTCCTCTTACATTTTTTTTCTTTCTTTATC